GCAATATGAATTGATTCCATCAGAGCAAGATAAATTGCTCGGTCACGACACCACTTCTCAGTAGTATCTAGCAACCATTGCTTCTCCACTACTGAATCATTAAGTGTTTCACACACCTCACGAATATCCTTAACATCAGTCTCAGTCAAATCAGTCCGATTCTCAATCTCAATACCAAGTGCTTCTTTGGTAATTGCAGAATTATACTTGACAATAAACTGAACGATTTCCTCAAAGACTACCTTTTCAGACCTTTGCTCAAAATATTCGGGTTGTATAAAAGGTATAACTTTTCTAGAGTAGTCTTCATTATAAACAAGATTTCGCAGAATCGTAAGTTCAAGTCGTTCCATTATTCCAATTAAAGATTTCGTTTATGATGTGGTACGTCAAATACAAATGTAATTCTAACGTTGTCTCCAATATTCACTGCCTTGTGTGGAAGTTTATTATTGAACCAAAAGAGTGTTCCTGGTTCAACAATTACCGTTTCCTCACCAACAGTATACTCGTATTTTCCCTGAATAGAAAGATGATATCTATCTTTTGTAAGATAATAAGTTCCCTCATCAATATGAGAACCTACCATTTCACCAACAGGAAGTGCTAGAAATCCACAACGACGAAGTTTCTTAAAATACTTTCCCAAGTAATTAAGAATCTCAGTATGTTTCTTATATGCAGGAGTTTGAATGCAAATTTCAGTATTACCAACGTACTGATCTTCTGTTTCAACTCCACCGACTATAAGTTGTAAAACATCCACAGTTACAGTATATTCTGTGGGGTCCAATTGCTCAGAGTCTTGGAGATTCTTTTGAGATCCCCAATCCTCTGGATATTGTTTAAGTTGTTCTAGTATCTTGGATACATCAACTCCTGTTCTTATGATACGAATATTCTTCATACACCATAACTAAATTCACCCTTGGCAATTACATCAAGTTTTTCCATTACTTCTTCGGTGAAGTATTTTTCTGGAGTTTTTAGAATTTCTTTGGCATAGATTTTCTTACCATCAATCTCATAACGTCCTGCAACGTTTTTCCACATTCCACCAAGTTCACCTAATTCAAGCAAACCATAATACTTATCAAGACCACGTTCATCATAGTAGAGACGTACTTCAACATCTTGATTCTCCTTACTCAAACGTGACTTTTGAGTTTTGCATTTGATAATATTACCAATCACATCAGTTCCATCCTTCTCTTTCTTTTTAGAAAGATAGATGATAGAAGATGCTGCATATTTTAAACCACTACCACCACCCATTTCCTTCATTGGAACATAAGAACCAATAACATCATAGGTGTGATTAGTAACAATCATTGGAATTTTTGCCTGACCCAACTTCAAGGTAAGCATACGGAATGCACCTTTAATCAGTTGGGATTTAGTCATATCCCTAACTTCCTTATCATTTAGAGCATCATTAATCTCCTTACTGGTTGAAAGCATACCCAAAGAGTCTAACACAAACATACAAGGATTGCGTTCTCCTTCTGGTTTCTTTAAGTAAAGATCAACTGCCTTCAATGCCTTACCACGAAACTCTTCAACTGTGACAACATTGACAACAACCACTCTAGTTGTGTCGATGCCTCTGCTTTCCAATAAGGATCTGGTGATTGCAGCTTCAGTATCAAAATACAGACAATATCCAGTAGGATTATTATCAAGAAAATTTTTGACCACTGCCAAACTAAAAAAAGTTTTTCCTGTACTACTTTCACCTGCAATTGCAGTAATTTTGTTACCAGATACACCACCAAAGATACTCCCAGATACAAGAGCATTAAATATGTACGAACCCGTGTCCACATAAGTTTCAGTCTCGTCAATATCTGCCGCAAGTTGTGTGTATTCTCCACCAATTTCTTTTACAATGTCTTTAAGAAAGTCCATAATTAGTTAGTCTCCACTGATTTTTGATTATCAATATAATTCATTTTATAAGTCCAAAGTTTTTGGTATAGTGCAATATCTCCACCCAATCTCAGAGCACTAATAATAGTGTCCAATTCCTTTTCGTTAATAGGCAATTCCATTAAAATTTTTTCCATCCTTTGTGAGTTTTTCTTTTTTCATTCCAAACATCAGACATACAACTTTGCTGTAAGTTTTCATTATAGCAAAATTTTGTCATATTATCAACCTCGACAACTATTCCTTTTGGTGATAAAAATTTATATATTCCACACCCCATTCCTTTACGAATATTTTCAATTCTTTCGGAACTGTGGCTCTTCCCCTTTAAAGTATTACTTATTTTTTTTCTAACTTCATCACTTACTATTTTTCCCCTATGCAAATCACCTATTTTTCTTTTTGTTTCTTCTTTCATTTTACCACTAAATCCACCATTACCACCTTTTGTTCTATTAACTAGACAACCTCCTTCATCTATATCTTTTCGACCATAAAATTTTATTAGATTTTTTTCAAGATTTATTGATTGTTGCTCTGTTAGATTTTTTTTAAAGAAAATAATATTGCCACCATCAAAAGGAACTTTAACTCCATAGTGATGTGGGTGATTATACCTTCTCCCCTTTCCCTTTCCTACATAATAAACCTCTCCGTCTTCATTTAAGTATCCATAGACATAGAACATAATTCATAAGAAAAAACTCTCTAAAGTATTTATCTTAGTTACATTCCACCCAATCGCATCTAGGATTGCTTTGAGTGGTTCTACAAAACTCTTTTCAAATTGTAGTTCATAATCAATGTATTTGTCAAGACCAAGTTCTGTGGGAAAGTCTTGAATAAAGGAAATAATATTCTCCTGAATAATATTTGGTTTTTTAAGGTAAATAAACTTAACCTTCTCACCATTACCAATAAGTGAATATTTATTAGTCAGGTTTTTCTCCTTAATATAATGATTAAAGAGAAGTGCTCCACGAACGTGAATAGGAGTTCCCTTCACATAAATGTCAGAATGGGAACGATATTTACGAACATCAGAGGCAGTTCTGGGGAATGCAATCTGTTCGGGAGGAAGTTTCTTGAACTCTGTACGACAATTATCGATGTACTCAATAACTTCCTCTTCTGTGCCACTCATCATAATCTTCAAACCATCCTTAATCATTTGACGACAAGGAGCAGGAGTAGAAGATTTGACTGCCTCAATACCCATCATTTTCAGTTTAGGTTGATCATAACGAACACCCTCACTATCCCAGACATTAAGAATATAACGTTTCTTGGCAGTCCAGATTCCACGGTCGGCAATATTCTCCCGTTTCATCTGCATCTTCTGGGCATATGCATTCACATAGTCCGCCAGTTCTTGGTAGCAACTTTCAATATATTTTTCAAGTTCCACCTGAGCGACCTTATCAAGGAACGACACAACACTCTCAGTAGTTTTTTCTCTTCCCTTGTATACAGTCTCCACCAAAGGACCCATATTAAGATAGATAGAATCAGTATCCGAAGCAATAACATAGTCAACATCATTTGTTTTAAGAATTTTGTTTAGGTACTTATTAATTTTTTCTTCAATCCAACGAATTGAAACTTGCCCAGACAAAGTAATTGCCTCAGCATTTGCTAGTTTAAAATAACGGAAGTACTGATTACCAATAGCACCATAAGCAGAGTTAAGAGAAATCTTTTTTGCCATCTGAACATTGTTACATCTGGCAATTTCCTTAACAAGAGCATTAGTTGGAGTCTTCTCATACTGCTTCTTTGCCTCAATCATTTTCTTTTTGAAGATGACTCGTTCGTTATACATCTTCTCCATCAGTTCTGGTAGAAATCCACGAACGTCTTTGCGATACATTGCACCATTGGCACATACCGCATAATCACTATATTCCGAAAAATCCAATTCTTTATTGAGAATTTTTTCCACAGTTACCGATGGATGTCTTTGTTCCATCAGAGTTTCAGGGCTTATATTGTATTGCATAATCAAATGCGGATACAAGGAATTCAAATCAAAATTAACAACATAATCATACTTACCAGGAATTGGTTCCTTCACATAGGCACCAGCATACTTGGCATCCTTATCAGTCCTTTCCTTTGGAGGAATTACAATATTACGACTTTTAAGATAGTTGTAGATAATCGTATCCCACATACGAACTTGAAAGAATACATCGGCATAGTTTACTTTGGCATCATATGCCATCGTAAGTGCTAGTTCAATTAATTTCATCTTGTCTTCCAATCGGTCAACAAGTTCTACGTCAATAATGTTGTATTCTACAAATTTCTGCCAACCATTGGTATAGAAATCTTTGAATGTATCAAACTCAGAGTGGTCTAATTTATTTTGCCCAAGTTCTACATTGGCAATGTGATCAAGACGATAAGATTCCTGGTTTGTATAAGTAAACTTCTTATACAATTCAAGATAATCTAGTTGAGTTACTCCACCAATATCATAAACAATCTGTTTACGACCGGCAATGAATATTTCAGATTCAGTTACAAGTCCCCAAGGAGACAAACGTTTCATTAACTTCTCACCCAGAATCCTATCCATACGTCTTGCAATGTATGGCATATCATACAATTGATTGTTCCATCCAGTTACAATCTCTGGTGTATTATTCATCCACCAGTGAATGAAGTCGTTGAGCATATCATATTCAGTAGAGAACTGACGATACTCAACATTCTTTTGATTATTCTGAAAGGGACCTACACCCCAGGTTGTGATCTTCTTTGTATTATAATCCTGAATTGTAACCAGAAGCATTTCCTCGGCAGCACTTGCCACATCAGGGAATCCATTTTCAGACGCAACCTCAATGTCAATTGTTACGAGTTTGATTTTAGAAATATCAAATTTGATTTGTTCTTCTGGATAGTTATCAGAGATGTATTGATAGATGTATCGGTCATTTCCATAAATTTTGAAACTCTCAACACCATTGTATGTCTTGATAAAATCACGACAATCACGCACAGAACCAGGTTGAATTGGTTCCACACATTCACCGTTCAGTGTCTTATATTTTGTTTGTTTTTTAGAAGGAACAAAAAGAGTCGGAGAAAACTTCTCACGGGTCATAAAACTGTTTCCATTTTCATAACCACGGACCAAGAAGTGATCCCCGACCATCTGAACGTTTGTATAAAATCTCATTAGGCAGTTAGTTCAAGATACTTTTCAATAATTTCAGGAGTTGGATCTGCAATTGTAAGAATACTATCAGAATGAATCATCAATTCTGTTTGATTAGTAACCTCTGGCCAACGTTGGAGGTCATCTTCACCAAAAAATCGATAAGGATTAATCAGTTTACAATCAGGTTCTCCAAGTTCAGAACCAACTTCAACAATTTCTGTAATCAATATTGTGTCAATCTTCAATAAGAGACACTTCACTTTCCGTTCCATTTACCTTTTCCTCATACATTTCTTTAATAGTTTTGACTGGTTCAACAATAGTCACAATCCAGTCTGGTCGAACTGGAATCTCATCATCGCTTGTGAAGAGAATCCAGGAGGAGAATGTAATACTAACAGAATCTGATTCTGTTGGTTGTTCTGTTAAGAAGACTGAGTTACTGACTTCAATCTTATGCGGATTTGTAAAAAGATATCCACATACCTTTTCGTCAGAAATCAACTCCTTAATATCAGCAATTACTGATTCTCCGGATTTTAATAGAGCAATCTTTACAGACATTTTTAGTTTTCCTCTCAACTCATTATAGCAAAAAAATAGGGGAGCGTCAACTGGTTTGTGCCAGTTGCTCCCCTGCGGCAACAATATTCAAAAGTATTTATTTCAGTTCATAAACCTTCTTTTTCTGATGCTCCGGAATCACTCTTTTAATTTTAATAGTGAGAAGACCATCAACAAATGTAGTATCACAAACTTCTACGTCATCAGATAAAGTCCAGGTGCGAGTGAATGCTCTCTTTGCCAATCCCTGATGTAGATACTCATCATCAGTATCACCCACTTTCTTTACATCCACAAAAAGTTTATTCCATTCCGTGGTAACTTCAATATCTTCTTTTTTGTATCCAGCAAGTGCAATTTCTAATCTAAAATCAACACTACTTTCTTTGACTAGATTGTATGGTGGATAGTTGGTATGCGTTTCATACGCAGTATCTAACCTTTTGAACCATTCATCCATTCCAATACTATTTCTTTTAATCTCCATCAGATACTTTGCAGTTTCTGGCACTGAGAGTGTGAGCGAACTTGTTCCAAACATAATAGACCTCCTTAAAGCGTCTGTAAGTTAATAATGTCCCCGAAGGCAACATCATTAGTATATATTGGAGAACATAAAAAATGGGGAGTGTTGTTCTCCCCACTTTCTTATTCGGTT